GCAATTGCCACTTCTGTCTTGCGCTCATCCGGTTGCAATCCGATCTCTAACTCGTCTAAAATTACATCAACAAGAATGTTGGCGGCATCAATGTTACAGCGACTGCCCTCACGGTTGATTTTTTTCATACCTCTCCTTTTACCTTCTGATTGATTCGATAGACGGAATAGCGGTGTCCGTCACTCCGGTTGATTCCAGCCAGCGCAGGGCGGTAATCATGTAAATCTGCCGTCGCGCACGGTCGTCTGTTTCCATTGCGAGGTTGATCCATTGCGCGGCTTCGTTGACCGCGTTGGCTGCGTTTGTTCGTTTGTCAAGTTCTACTGGTTTCGTAGCCATTTCAGCCCCTGTCTTTCCCCCGCTTGATGAGGTCAACCTGATCCTGTGTAAACTCTTGCGCTACTTGAATTGCGTATTGCGTCTTTGTTTCCATTTCTCTCCTTTTACCTTCTGATTGATTCGATAGACGGAATTGCGGTGTCCGTCACTCCGGTTGATTCCAGCCAGCGCAGGGCGGTAATCATGTAGATCTGCCTTCGCGCCCTGTCGTCGGTTTCCATTGCGAGGTTGATCCATTGTGCGGCTTCGTTGATCGCGTTGGCTGCGTTTGTTCGTTTGTCAAGTTCTACTGGTTTCGTAGCCATTTCAGCCCCTGTCTTTCCCACTATCCGCCCCTTTCATGCCCCTGTGATACAGCGGTGGTGAAATCTGCTACGATAGGTGCATGAACAACTTCGGGAGCCTTTTCGATAATCAAGATAGCGTCAGCGTACTGGTCGGGGCAGTCCCACCCAAGACCATAGTTAACAGCTTGACACTTCCGGCAGTACAGGTAATCCCCCTCGTTGTCCACGCTCTTGTCAGGGTGAGTGCAGTAGAACATGGCGTACAACTTGCTAATGATGAGTTCAGCGGGTTGCAGCTTGCTTGTGTACTCGCTGATCCTGCACAAACCCTCGTGGCTCCACTTGTCAAACGCCTGCCAATAAATGCTCTTTTTGTGGCGCAGGTCGTTCTCCAGCGATTGAATCTTTTCGAGGATGATCGGGTTGCGCTTTTCCGCTTGCTGGGTGTGGGTATGAAACCGATCCCAACTGTTGTTGTATCTCGCTCCATGTCTGCTCATTACTACCTCCCTCTCGACTGCTTCCAGCCGTCATACGATTCTTTGATCCCGGCAGCCAGGACGGCAACAACGAACATGCCGAAACCGATGAAGAACTGCGGGGAAATAAAGAACGCTGCAATATTCGCTTCCATGGCTCTCCTATTCGTAACCGTTGTCGTCGCCGAATTTCACGCGCCCGCCACCATTGACCTTGCCGATCACAGGAACGCGGACCGTGTCGGTGAGTTCGCTGTAAGTGTTCGTGACCGCGCCCTTGAACAACCCGGTTATGGTGTAACCGTGTTCAAGAACGAGTTCCAACTTACGGCTTGTTTCTGGATCCAGCTTTACGTGAATTTGATTTCGTTCCATAGACCCTCTCCTTTTGTGTATAAATACTACTATCTGATTGGTAGTGTACACTATTCAATAGTGAATGTCAATAGGCAATTTTAATTTACTGAAAACTTGGTAATATGAAATTAGGAGAATATTTATGAGAAGAAAAGAGTTTGCGGATTTTCTAAATAAGTGCCACCTGGAATACTCTATACAACTAGAGAACTGGAAACTGTAAGAGCAAAAAAACTACGGAAACAATCTCCGTAGTTTTTTTGAGCGACAAGAAGGTCGTGGCTAATCGGGATTTTTACCCCAATCGGTTGCTTCCGCCCAATCAACAATCTCGCCCCTCGACGCATTGATGAGCCAGCGCAGGTGTTCGTCGCCTTCTGACCAGTCGTTGAAGATAAACTCCATCTGTTCTTTGCTGAACCCAAGACGGATCATCTTGTCGTTGGCGCGCGCCAGCAGCGTAGCAGAATCGCCGTGTTCCTCGTCCTTGACAACCTCCGCGAAGAACATATCAATCCCGCGACCAATGATTTCAGTTTTGGTCATGCCAGTCATAGTTGCCAACTCATCCAGTTTTACTCTTGTGTACGGACTTACTCGATAGGTTGAAATTTTCTTTGCCATTGTGTCCTCTCCTTGGTAGTTTTATCCGTCATTTGTCAATAGTATATCAAATAGATATACGCTTGTCAATACCCCAATTTCTACGAGTTTTGTACTACTATCAGTAGTGCTATAATGTATCTATCAGGTGGGTGAGCGGGTTCCCTCTCCTCCCCCGCTCGCCTGCCATGATCGAGGGTAATCCATGGCGTTGAAACCGAAGCAACAATTATTCCTTACTGAATACCTCAAAGACATGAACGCTACGCAAGCGGCTATTCGTGCTGGATATTCCCCCCATTCCGCTTATTCAATGGGGCAAAAACTATTGAAAAAAGGTGAGATTCAGGAAGAAATCGGGCGAAAACTGAACGATTCTGCCATGAAAGCGGATGAAATTCTACAAAAACTTACTGAAATTGCGCGTGGTGACATGGGGGATTTCCTTGATGTGTCCTCAATGTCTTTCCAGATCGACCTCAACAAAGCCAAAGAAGCCGACAAACTGAAACTAATCAAGCGAATCAAGCAGCACACAACCATTAGCCAGCATAAAGACGGGGAGGAAGAAGAAAACACGCGCATTGAATTTGAGTTGCTCGATCAGTTGAGGGCGTTGGAATTGCTCGGCAAATATCACAAGCTATTCATTGACCGGACAGATGTTACTTCTGGTGGTGAGCCGTTGGTGAGCGCGGAAAAATTCGAGAAGGCGTTGAACAAAATCTATGGCAACCCAAAGTAATGACGACCTGGAGCGATACATGGCAGCCGCGCTGGTTGCTGGTTGCCCCCCTGACCAGATCAGCAGGTTCGTTCAGTATGGTTACGCAGCTCAGCCGAAGCAGTTATTGTTCAGCGCGAACGCAAGGCTGTGTGATGAGCCTGGCGGTCCAACAATGATCGGGCTGGGTGGTGCGCGTGGTCCTGGCAAGTCTCATGGAATCATGGCGCAAATCGGTCTGGATGATTGTCAGCGCGTTGATGGCTTGAAAGTGTTATTTCTGCGCAAGGTACAGAAGGCAGCCAAGGAATCGTTCGAGGACCTGATCCTTACTGTTTTCCATAACATCCCCTACAAATACAGCTCGTCAGACCACCGCCTAATCTTTGAGAATGGATCACGAATAATCATTGGCGGTTACAAAGATGACAAAGAGTTAGACGGGTATTTGGGAATTGAATACGATGCAATAGCGGTTGAAGAAGCGACGCTTATTACCGAAGAAAAGCTGGACAAGATTCTCGGCTCAATGCGAACAGCGAAAGACAATTGGAGACCGCGCATGTATCTGTCGAGTAATCCAGGTGGTGTTGGTCATCAATGGTTCAGGCGCAGGCTGGTAATTCCGGCGCGCGAACACAATGAGACAAACACGCGCTTTATCTTCTCAACCTATAAAGATAATGCGTTTCTAAATCCAGAATACCGCGAATACCTTGAAAACTTGAAGGGTGATCTTGGTCGTGCCTGGCGCGATGGTGATTGGGACGTGTTCGAGGGTCAGGCGTTCCCGTTGTGGAGTTATGACGATCATGTTTTAGAGTACAAAGAGCTGCCTGATATTCCCGATCATTGGGTCAAGTGGAGAGCGATAGACTGGGGTTTTGCCGCGCCGTTCTGCTGCTTGTGGTTTACCCGCGACCCTGACACCAGGCGCATTTACGTTTACCGCGAGGCTTACCAAACCAACCTCACCACTCCACAACAGGCGAGAATGATCCTTGATATGACACCCGAAACCGAAAAGATGTCATTCACATTCGCAGATCCTTCCATGTGGGCGAGAAAGACAGATAGTGCAACAATTACCTCAACCGCCGACGAGTACGCGAGGGCTGGCATTGTGCTTACGAAGGCGGATAATGACAGGCTGGGCGGAAAGAGAAAGGTGGATCAACTGCTGGCTAACCTGGCTGATGGAAAACCCGGCATACAAATCCGCGCGACATGCGAAAACCTTATCAGGACTTTCCCGGTATTGACCTATGACGAACACCAGCCGGAAGATATTGACACGGACGAGGAAGATCACGCCTACGACGCTTTGAGATATGGGCTGACCAACCTCAACGTAATGCAACCACAAAGACACTCAACCAGACGACAATCACCAATAGCGGAGATATTCTAAATGCCAAAACAACCAACGACTAAATCAAAAGAACGGCTTGACGACGCAGCCATAGCGCAGATACAGGCGCACGCGGAGCAGATGAAATCAGACGATGGCACCCGCGACCAGATGTTCGATGACATTGACAAGATGTACTTGATGACATGGAGCGGTGGCGCGGGCAAGAAATGGTCGGGCGTTGATTCTTTGAAGATCAGCCCTGATGCGCGTAATGCTGCTCTTGGCGCGGTGAGGTTACTCGTTGCAACCGATCCGATCTTCAATGTGGTGAACACCAGCGACAAGAAGAAAGAGCAGGATAAGATCGAGCGCATAGAGAAGGCGGTTACCAGGATGTTTGAGTGCGCTGGTCGCGCTGCTGGCAACCCGATCCACTACGACGCGCTTCTGTCCGCTATCCTGTACTCTGAGATGCACATGGCGATTACATCAACCGCCTCTTTGGTGCAGGCTGCAAAAGAAAATGGCGTTGGTGTTGCCAGGGCTGAACGCATGGAAAGGATTACTCCTTTCATCGTGGATGTGTGGAACCCGAAAGATGGTCATGCCGAATTTGACAGGCTGGGGCTGTCCGCGTATTACCGCGAAGCCGACACCACTTACGGCAAACTGAAATCAGACTTTGGCGGGCTGCTTCCAGAATCCGCGCTTACCAAAAAGGTAACTGACCCCGTAACGCTCAAATCGTTTTTGGATAGCGAAAACTCCCTGATCTGGATTGATGATGGAATTATCGTTGCTCAACCCCATAAGCTGCCGTTCATCCCTGTATGCGTGCAGTACACAGAGGGTTCATCGTTGTGGGATAAACACGAAGAAGCACGGCAACCCCTGCTCTATACCCTGCTAAAATCAGGCATGTGGGAATTGCAGAACCTTGTCAATACCGTGATGTATACGCTCATCAAGGACATGGGCGTTACGCCGTTGTATAAACACATGACGCCCAGCGGAATAGAGGGCAAGGAACTCGATATTGATTATGACCGCGTTCCCGGTGTGGTGCATTTATCGCCGGGCGAGGACTTTGTGCCATTGGTCAACAAGGGATTGATAGACCCGGCGGTTCAGGAAGGATTAGCACTCGCTACTCAAAAGGTACAGGAAAGCACCATTTACCCGCAGGCATTAGGCGCACCAGTTCAGGGCGACAGCACGTTCAGCGAACTGGCACTACTCTCACAATCAGGCAGGCTTCCGCTTACCAGCACACAACGCAGGGGCGGGTGGGGATTGGGTCAACTCATGGAAATGTGCCTTGCCATGATGAAGGCGGATAATGTCGGCGCAAAGGTTGAGGGGATCGACCTCAAACCATCCGAGATACCGGAATACGTGCAGATTGACGCGAAGCTGGAAGTGAAATTACCGCAGGATAAGTTGCAGCAGGCGAGCATCGCGCAGATGATTACGAAAGGCGATAACCCGCTGGTGAGCAACGAATGGGCGCGGTCAAACGTGTTACAGATCGGGCAATCAGGAGACATGGACAGGCAGATATGGACAGAACGAGCAGCGAACATGATGTACCAGCTATTCATGCAAGAACAGATGGCGCAGGCGCAGATGGCACAGCAGCAGCAGATGATGGGCGCACAACCCGGACTTCAATCTCAAAGTGGAATGATGGGGCAACCACCATCACAAGGTATGCCGCCGGAAATGCAAGCAGGTCCAATGATGCCAGAAGGTCAGGGTCAGGGGATGGGCGGATTACCCCCGCAAATGGCAGGGATGGTGCCGGGCGCGGGTGAAGGCGCAGTACCGCCGGAAGGGATGGTGTAATTTGAAACCGCCCATGCAACAAGGCAACCCCGACGACTTTCAAACGCCGCCGGGCGCGATTGTGCCGCTATTGCCGTACATCAGCAAAGATTCTATTGTTTGGGAGTGTGCATGTGGCAAGGGGAATCTTGTAAGGGCGTTTCGGGAAAGAGAATATGAGTGTGTTGGCTCCGACGCGCTTACTGGAAAATCGTTTTTCCTGTACCAACCAGACCGGTATGACGTGATAGTTACCAACCCACCATTCAGCCTAAAGCAGCAATTTCTTGAACGCGCGTACGCGCTTGGGAAGCCATTTGCGTTCTTGTTGCCGCTCACGACTTTTGAAACACAGAAACGGCAGTCCCTGTTCAAAAAATATGGGGTGGAAGTAATCCTGTTTGACAAGCGGATCAACTTTGAAACCCCGTCAGGACGGGGTGGCGGCAGTTGGTTTGCAACAGCCTGGTTTACGCACGGGTTGAATATCGGAAATCAGCTTACTTTTGAGAGATTAGAAAGGGATGATGTAAATGACCCCCAAAGATAAACTCCGCCAGTATATCGACAAATGGCTAAAGCCGCTTGGTCTATTGTGGTGGAAGATCACCATCGTTTATCTTGACGACCCGAAAGAACTGGCGCAAAAGGAATTTTATCGAGACGATGAAACCGTACTCGCGCGGACGTATTCAGATTGGCGATATGGAACCGCTACGATCTACTTCAACATGCCCGCATTTGATGGAATGGACGACGCCGAAGTTGAAAACACAGTAGTACACGAACTGGCTCATATCCTTGTCAACGAAATGCGCGAGGGAGAAATGCACCATGAGGAGCGGGTTGTTACGGGATTGACAAAAGCGTTCTTGTGGACGAGAGAGGGAATGTAACCATGCCTGATCCAATCACAATCAAGCAACCGAACAGCAGCGATGCTGATGATGCGTTCCTGGAAGGCACGGCGCGATTTAATAAGTGGATGGCGGAGTTTCAGTCAGAGTGGAACCGACCACAGGCTGAAACAGCCGCGAAGATGTTATGGGGCAGTATGCCGGAGCAATCCAGGCAACTGAACAGGCAGATCAACCCCAAAGAAGCACAGATGATGGATGAGCTAATGCAGAAAAGCAGGAGGTAAACATGCCGAGTTTAGTAGGCAACACAACGAACAAGGGCTATTCCGACACCGGCGGGTATGGCAATGAATATCAGTCGTATTACCAACGGATGCTCGATCAACAGCGCAGCGCACAGCAAGCGGCTCAAAAGCAGGCTGAATCAAATTACGCCAGGTACAAAGCCTACGCAGAACAGCAGTACAAAGCCTACGCAGAACAGCAGTACAAGGACGCGATGGCGAACTGGCAGGCAGAACAAAACCGCCAGCAGTCGTTGTGGTATAGGCTTACGCAACAAACCGCCCAAGAATCAACGCCCGGTCTGTGGAGGGATTTGCGCGGAGTTGGAAGAAGCCTTGTAGACACGATGCAGGCGGGGGTAAATAGGGTCGATAGGTGGGGAAACTCATATCAAAACTATTCGTGGGGTCAGCCGTCGTCGAACCCGGGTTATGCGCAAGCATACGGCAACGGGGCTGGATTTACACCAGGCGGAGGACAATATGGCACGCCATCACCCGGTTATTCACAAGGTTCTTACTACGGAAAGCAGTTTACCTATGGGGTGCCTGCGACACCGGGAGACTATGCGAACGCGCTCAACGCCAACAACCAAAGGTTGAATAGTCTAATTGAGAAATACAATTCGCGGGACAAGGGAATTACGATCAGAACAGCGGGTGGCGAACAATCTGGACTTACACCACCGCCGATTAGTCCAGAACAGAGAAGGGAAGAGTTGATCGAAAACGGAAGACGCGGATATAGGCTTGGCGCAATCGGGTTTGACCAGCCGTACACGCCATTGACACTACCGCCGACGACACCGCCGCCAACCGACGACTACGACTACCCGTTTCCAACGTTTCCTCAAATTCAATATCCCGATTTCGGCGGTTTCGGCGGTTACTCCCCAAGCCAGAGCGCGAGCCAATGGTACAACTCAATGGTGCAATGGAATATCGGCAATAAATAACAGGAGCGCACATGACGGACATTCCTCCGCAGAATAGCGGCGTAAAAACGCCCACAGTGACTAAAACTTGGCAGCCGTCAACAGCCGAACTTGAAAGAATTAGAAAGCAATGGGCGTGGTATCTTGACGGAAATAAAAGATATGTTCAGCAGGGTGAGCAGTTATATCAGCTTGCCTACCCCTATCCCGGACAGACACCGAAAAACGAGCCGTGGCGTGCTGGCGAACGGCAATTCTCTTATTGGGAATATCCGCAACGTGTAGCGCGTTATTACGACATGATCCGCGCCGCTTCACCCGATTGGAAAGCACCCGATTGGTTGGATGTCAACAAGGTAAAGGAAGCCTACGAATACCTGAAATACCGCAACGACGGCAGACCTACGCAGGAATGGAAAGCCTTACCGGAAGATGACGCTGGTACGCAGCTGCTACAGGGCATGGGCAGACCGCCGATCCAATACCTCATGCCGTCAGAGATCGAATACAAAGACCTGGTACTCCCGCAAAACCAGGTGGACGCGCAGAAACCTATTGACTGGTCGCAGTTCGATCAGGACGGTTACAGATGGATGCGTGCTTATTTGACTTTATTCTCCCCACAATCAACGGGCATAGAGAACCGCCCCGCCTGGTCAAGTATGGTGGCTTCGATAGCGCAATCCATTCTACCCGCGCTTGGCGTTGGTGCTGGTCTCGGAGCGATCACGGCGAACCCGATTGTGGGCGCGATTGGGGTTGTGGCGGCAACAGGGCTGCTCACTTACCAGAATTACACGGGCAATCAGATACCTGGATTCAACGCGATCATGCGCCCGTTCAACTACATGGCAGAAGCGGCTGAATCCACCATCGGCAATATCGCCCTTGGTTCAAAGTACGGGTTGCAGGAAATATTTGACGATCCAGAAGCTGCGTACAGGGCGGGGCTGCTCAATTACGAAACAATGAAGATGAGCAATATCCCTAACTGGTTCGCAAAGACAGCTGATCTATTCAACCCGATGGACGTGACCACCGCCGACAAAGATGAGATTTGGAAGATTTCAAGCGGTATTCTCAAGCCCGTGGAAGCCCCACACGGCAAAGGCGCGGAGGCGTTGAAGTATTACCACGATTGGATCGAGCGCGGCGACGCGATGGACGAGTATAACACAGCCGTGACCGATGGCACTTTCAGCGGCAGATACCAGGATTACATCTACCAGAAAGCCATGAGCGAGTATGGCGATACCGCTATTGCGAACGACATTATCTTCCAGACGGTCCTTGACCCGCTCAACGTGATGCCGTGGGCGATTGGCAAAATGGGGAGCGTAACCGCCGCGAAGATCGCAAAGGGCGCAAAAGACCCCGCTACTGCCCGCGTTGCTGGCACGTGGTCAAAGATATTAGAACAGGGCACGGGCAACATAATGATCGATGCCCTGCCGATTGGTTTACAGCAGCTCGCTTCACGTATCACCAAACAACCCATGTCGCGCGGCGTTTTAGAGAACGTCAATGTTTACCGCGATTGGATCCGCAATGGCACATTCCCGAAATCCCTCATGGATTCTGGCGCGGATATTCGAGTGAAGTACGAGAGCCTTGTCAAACAGGGGATTGACCAGGCGAGTATCAAGCCAGGCGACGGTACACTCACCTGGAAAGACAAGAACGGCGTTGAGCAGGTATACAAGGCGAAAGAAGGAATCAAGATCGAGATTCCGAAGATCGAGGACTTGTCACCGATCGAGAAGTTTATCGGCGGGATCGATGATGTGTACGGGTTGAAAGAATTGCGCCCGACTGTTGGCAAGAAGTTTATGACCAAGTTCTTCTCGCTGACACCCGACGCGCAGGTGTCGCACATTATGACCGCCTTCCACCACAATATCGCAACGCTGATGGACGCGGCAGGTGGCAACCCTGAACGCATGGCAGACCTGATCCAGAAGTTATCGGGCAAGGTTGAGGTCAAGCCAGGCGAACTCGGTTACGACATGATAAATTCCCCCGCGAACAAAGCGGTAATGGCAGCGATGCAATGGGCGTTCAAGGATGGGGATATTGCGGGTAACGAGTTGGGACGCTGGCTGGCTGGTGGAGAGCGCAGGAGCATACTCGAAAAGGTAGCAACCGCGCTGAACGAGAAAGCGGCTGACGTTCTGACGCAGTTGCAGGATAACCCCGACACGATGGCAGCGCGGTTGAACAAGATCGCGCCCGAACTCAACACAACTGGTAAAGACCTGACAAACACCCTCAAAGTGTTTATCGGCGAAGATGCAATGCCATGGAACGCAGAACAATTCCAGGCGCGGTTAGTAAACGCAATTGCTACAAAGATGGATGATTTCTTTGTAGAGAAGTACGGATTGAAGCAGGACTCGTGGGTGTTCAGGGCGAGCAACGCGCTCAAAGGTGTGCAATCGCTGGTGCTGCTGGGATTCAACCCCGCGTACTTTATGAACAACTGGGTAAACAACGTCGTGACCCGCGCAGCTGATGGCATTGGCGGGTACATGACCAATAAACAGATCAACGAGTTTTACACCCGCTTTGGCATCTTCCCGAAGGATAGCGGACTATCCATGTACGACGATATTACAGGCGCGGTGATAAAGAACGCGCAGACCGCCAGCACAGACATATTAGGCAAGGCGCAGAAAACGATCACCTTCCTGAACAAGGCGGGTATATTCAGCAGGCTGTCCGCGAAGATTGAGAAACTGGAAGGCGGTCAGGCGCGGGTTATTGCCATGGAGCAGTACCTTGATAAGACAAAAAAGGTTGGCAATGGCATCAGGAAGATGGATCCGGGAACAGAAGTCATGCTGGATAGCAAATATCCAGGGCTGAAAGAGCGCATTTACAAAGCGGTGGACGCTGGTATGAACATGAAAGAGATCGAAGCCAGCCTGTTTTCCACGGAGATCAAGCCGCGTGTAGAAAATATCATTGACGAGATCGAGGGGAAATACCCAGGCTCGCGTGAAATGCTACGCAAGACCAACATTACTGACCGCTTGCGCGATGAACTTGCGAATGTAAGGACCGCAGAGGATCTGGAACTGGCAATCGAGAACGTCAGAAACGATTGGGAAAGCTGGGTTGACGAACAGACCAGCAGGCGCATTATCAACGGCGTGGACGATGAAGCGAGAAACCTGACAGAAGCAGAGCGTATTCCATTCGTGCTGAAAACATTCGGGGACATGGTTCTTGACCAGGCTAACCGATGGCTGACCGGACGTAAAGAGTGGGACGACCTGTACGCGCAAGAAGGTATTTTGCGCGATGCTGGCATGTGGGACGTATCGGTAAAGAAGCTGGAAAGAAAACAACGCGCCGAGTGGAACCGCGCCAGGGATTATGAAATTCAGACCCACAAGGGAATCATTGAAAAGATCGGGATCGAGAACGAACACAGCCGCGCTTTTGTCAATGGCATAGGCGAATTTCACGAGATTTGGAAAACCTATTGGGAAGAACGCGCAAGGCTGTATACCGAGTACGAAAGCTACCGCAGGGGCAAGGATCAGACCAAAGAAGCCTACTTCGCAGAGAAACAGCGCTTGTGGGATAGTATGCAAGAAAAGCAGGATAAACTCTACGACGACGCGACCAGTAAAGAGTTCGAGGTACAGCGAGGCATGGACGCTGAATTTGCTGCCATGTACGAGAGTTACACCGGATGGGATGCGACAGGCGCGGCGAAGTGGCGTGCTGAATTATGGAACATGCGCAAGAAGATCGTGGATGAGCAGAAAGCCATGCGTAAGCGCACGCAGGGCATGAAACCGAACGAAAGAGCAGAAGCATACAGGGATTTCAACCCCGGATATAACAAACTGATCGCGGACATGCACCAATTTGAGCATGACGGCGCGTATAAACTGATGAATAAACCAGTACCAGAAGCGAAAATAGAAGTACCAGAGCCTTCTACCGCGCCGAATGAGCCAGTTTTGGCTGGTGTAACCGGTGAATTACGCGAACAAATGAGAAATATCGGGTTCACAGAAGAACAACTCGACAATATTTACCCATGGCAGGCTGCCGAAGCGGTCAATCAGCACTTACGCAGCCGGCAAAAGGCTAAAAATGAGCAAATAGAGAAGGCAAAACAGACCGTAAAGGCAAAGATAACCGCAGAGGACATATTCAGAGAAGCGGATCGGGTAAAACGGCAGGCACTTATCCATGATAACGGTATGCTGGCACGTTCTGACGTGGAAGAAGGCTTTATTAAGGCGTTCCCAATGGCAGAACGAGGGCAAGTGACCGTAGCCATGACCCTATTCGATACATTTATCGATAATTGGGCGAAACGGAACGGGCTTGTACCATCAGAAGCAGTAAGAGATGCGTACTACGCCACCAGGATAGGCAAGATTGAGCGCGGCGATGGCACTGTTGGCAAGGGTACGCTGGAAAAACTGGATCAGTTGATGGAAACAGAATACCGAGTGCAGCTTGTTGAAAATCCGGCGTTTTTGAATTGGTTTGGGAACAGCGTTGTTGTAGATGATAGCGGTAATGCAAAAGTTATGTACCACGGAACTGGATCAGCGGGTTTTGAGGAATTTGATTTAGCTGATCCATACTCGATGTATGGATTAGGTTATTACTTTACAGAAAATAGTGATATAGCAAGTGGTTACGCAAAAAGAAGGTTGAACTTTACGAATAGCAAATTAGAACCATTCGCATTTGATTCTATTGAAATACTTAATTCCAACAAATCAAAACTATTCCTTGATCGGCTGAAAGAAAGAAATGCTGCCAGCAACGAATACCACTGGCTTATAAACGATCTTGAAAAGTATGCCACAACAGAGAACGGCGAACTTATAGCAAGCAAGGCACTTCAAAACGCACTTGATTACGAAAGTTATTGGAAGGTTTTTCAGGAAACAGCCGATGAACTTGGTATAAAACTAACGCCGAAAATGAACGGCGAAGCTGTTTTACCAGTCTATTTGAGTATTAAGAAACCATTTGACGCGGAAGGTTGGTATGAAGAAGGAGAAGTCAGGCGCATTTATGAATCCGCCAACAAACTAACAGGTGCGCAACTTCCTGGTTATTATCCAGCACAATACGGAAAGAGATTATTCCAGGACCTTATCGGATCAATACCGCTAAAAAATACTGACAGACCGAATAAGCCGCTTGGTTTTTGGACAACTCAAATATTGCGTGATGCAGGATATGACGGTATCACTCATATTGGCGGAGGAAATACAAACAGCGTTGCACACCGCGTATATATTGCCTTTGATAATACACAGGTGAAATCAATATTCAATCGTGGCACATTCGACCCGAACAATCCTAACATCCTGAAACAAGGCATTACCCCCAAGGGTTCGTATCAACTTATGGAAGATGGTCGGGCGATCATCAGGGGTATGCAATCAGGCGACCTCTCCACGATGGTGCATGAAGTGGCGCACGTGTTCAGGCGCGACCTGACCGATGCGGATATGGACGTTGTGGCACAGCACGGTGGACTGGTGAACGGTACTGAACTGCGCGAACTGGAAGCCGCCTTCATGAGTGGACAACTGCAACAGGGTACACCGGAGTACGCAAAGTACGTGCAGGCAGAAGAAGAATTTGCACGCGGCTGGGAACGCTACCTGCTTGAAGGTGACGCACCTACTCCACAACTGAAATCAATCTTCCGGCAATTCACGGATTGGATGCTGAATATCTACTCATCCATCCGCAGGAAAGCCAATAAACTCGTTGGCATTGAAACCACTCCGCTGAATGTGGACATCAACGTAAAGGTGAACGGGCAATCACTCAAAGACGTGTTCGACAGGATGCTGACCGATAAGGTGGAGCGCATACCCACGTTTGACAGGCTGGCTGGTGAGAGATTTGACCAGGTAAAGCGGGGACGCAACTCCTTGCGCTTCAAGGATGAAGAACTTACCACAATGGCGCACAAGGAACTGATCGCTGATATTCTCGGCAGGTACGAGAGCGAAGATGCGGCGCGTAAAGCCATGGAGAGCATGCAGGATTACGAATATCTGAAAGATGGCACACAGATTGACGACGCGACCATCAACGACGCGCTGAAATACGTTACAGAACACGCGGATGCGAACCCGTGGGTGGTCAAGGAAGTACAGCAGATTTACGGCGCAAAGACAACCACGCGNGGNATAGCAGACCCGACAAAAGAGTACACGCTCACCTACAANGTGATCGACCTTGACGATATTCAGGCGAGTAATATTTGGAAGGGCGACCAGCTNATNTCNAACCCCAATTACTTACAAGACCTGCAACCGCGCGACAGGGCNACCAGCCAGAGCGTGCAGCAANCCGAGAAGATAGCCAGAACTCTCGTGCCGGATAAAATGCTCGACAAACAGTACATGGTGCTGGATGATGGCGCACCGATCATTGGCGCAGATAACATGGTGGAATCTGGTAATGGGCGTGTGCTATCCCTGAAACGCGCAGCAGACAACTATCCAGAGAAATTTGCGGAATACAAACAGGCTCTCGGCTCTATTTCACAGGAATACGGCATTGACCCCGCTTCATTCGCGGATATGAGTAAGCCCGTGCTGGTGAGAGAAAGCCCGCAGATGAGCGCAGAAGAACGGATCGCGTTCGTGAATGACGCGAATGGTCCTAAAACCCTGCAAATGTCACCCACCGAATTGGCGGTGAATGACGCAGGGAAGATCAGCGACCCGATGTTGTTGAAGCTTGACGTATTGGATAACGAGGACTTGACCACGGCGTTGTCGGCGGACAGGAATAACAAATTTATCAACGCCTTCCTGGAAAAGCTGAACGATAACGAGCGCGGAAATCTCACGACAAATGGCAAGATCAACCTCAACGGCATAAACCGCATTGTCAATGCCCTGTTCTACCGCGTATTTCCTGGCGTGGAGGGTGAGCGGTTGCTTGACCTGTTCGGCTCAACGCAGGGAAACAGCATCAAAGCCGCGCAATCAGCGATCATGGCAAGCCTGCCCCAGCTCGCGGTGATGGAAGGCAAGATCAACAACGGAATCAAAGCAGCCGATTTATCGCTTGCCAATGATATTATCGTAGTGGCGGACAGACTTGCACACCTGAAAGACAACGGAATTACGGCAGGCGAATACCTTGACCAAATGAGCATGTTTGCCGACCCCAAAGACGCAATGAGCGTACCGCAGAAACAGATGCTACGCTTCTTCGACAGCCAGAAACAAGCCGCGAAAATGCGCAAGTTCGTCAGGGAATACGCCGCGCTGGTATTGAACGAGCCGGACGCAAAACAAACAATAACCGAAGGGCAATTCAGACGGACAAAGGAGGTAATACTCAATGACGCAATCGAGCGAGCAACAGGACAAAGCGGACTCTTTGACTTCACAGGAGACGCCAGGACAGATGCCGCCGTTCCCGACCAGGTACGAAGTGACCAACTGGCGGAATCCGACACCGGAACAGGTGCAGAAGTTAGAGGAACACAACCAGCAGAGCAAGGCGTTCCAGGACTGGCTGACGAAGTTCAGGGAGTGGCAGGCGCAGCAGAAGCCGGACAGCCAGCCGTAAAGCAACCGTGGGAGATGACGAGTACAGATTATGTTGCCAAGCGATTCGATGAAACCAGACCAAGAGCGCGTGAACTCATGGACAAGGCAACGAAAACACCTGGATATGTACCAGAGTGGGGATTCAGAAAAGCATTGTCGTTTGAGGATGCAAAGGAACTGGACACCTACGATAGATTCAATATCAGACTTGACCATTATAGACAAGTAAAGCAAGCCCTCTCCGAAGGCAAGCCTGTACCCCCCGAAGTATTGAAAGACTATCCCGATCTCGTTGCCAAGAACGTCATCAGCACAGAAACGAAGGCGGAGTATGACGCTGGCAAGGCGGTACCGATTGAGAAGGCAGAGGGGATCGACCTGACACATCAGGACAACTTACCTGTGCCGGATGAAGTATCAGAAATTGTAAAGAAATCTGATATGTTCAAGTTCGACAAGAAGAAACAGGCAGAAGCGTATGTTGAATGGGTGGTGAATGGCGAGAAAGGTAAGATGCCAGACGTATCACAGGAAGTTATTGACACATACGCAAAACATCTTCCGGCTATGCGAGAAGCGGCAGCGCAGAAGGCAAGAGGGGTTACAACAGAAAAGCCTGTTACAACGAATGTTGAAAAGCCGATCCTTACCGTTGCCCGTTCTTACGATGCTTTCAAGAAAAGTGGTGCGCCAAAAGAAGTTATCGGGTTCAATGCGCGTGATGAAGAAATGGTTGGATATTCAGGAGAAGCCTATTCATCTGACTACATGGTAAAGAGCGATGAAACTAATCGCAATTTGCGTTGGGTGTTTGTGTTATCGGATGGCAGGCAAGTAAGCGCGGATGGCGTTATCAGGCTTACCAAACCTGAAATATGGGATAAGATCAAAGGACTTCCCGCTGAAAAACGATTCAAACAGATATGGAAGAACCTACCAGAAGAAGCAAAGGTGCAATCCTGGAAATCGCTTGATTGGGATGCCGTATTCGGTAATATAGATTTCAGCTCAAAACACACCCCCGATGAGTGGTTACGAATAGCCGATGGAAACCTGGACGGATACCTGTACAAACAGAAACATCCCGCGAATGGAAATATTAACAACACGGCGCGGTGGTTTGTAAGAGCAGAATACATAAAGCGCAAACTCGGAATAGATAACTGGTATAAAGCGAAACCAGCCGAAGTATCTGCGAACACGCCAATAGATAATCAACATTACCGCTATATGCGCGAGTTCATGTATAAGATCGGTGAGATTCCCGAAGAATTTGCCAAAACAATTCCTGGTCTTACAACTCAACCCGGCATCAACATCCAGAAGGTCTATAAGTTCACTCACGGCGATACCGACTGCATTGCCAATGTGTACAAGGACGGCGAACTGATCGCCTACATGCCAGCAACGCCGATAAAGGATATGCGCCTTGACGAGAACACGCGCATCCTCGGACTTGACCCGCTGTTCCCCGACAAAGTTGTGTATGAGCAGGACGGGGCAATCAAGAGCGTGGACATGCGGAAACCGGAAGTGGAAGCGGTAACGGGATCTGGAATTGCGAACAACCCACAAATCATCCGCGTGAACATTGAAGATGACCCGAACATACCGGCGTATAAAATATACAAAGAAATACACAAACAACGCCCTGACGAAATAGTGTTTATACGCATCGGCGATTTTTATGAAACATTTGAGAATTTGGCGCAGATCGTGTCCAGCGAACTCAACATCCCGCGTTCTTTGAGGAATATATCGAAAAAAACAAAAGTACCAGCCGTGGCAATATCATATCAACTTGTTGACAAATATTCGACAGCTCTTGCGGATAAGGGGTATCGCATTGCCATTGTTGAAAAAGGAAAACCATCGGTGGATGGTCAATCCGCCCTATTCCAACGCGGGCAGCTTGATATGTTCAGCCAGACCGCCGATGACTTGCCCTTATTCAGCGGTACGCCGATGAACGCTGATGATGCCGCCTTCAAGCCGCAGGAATCCAGTCAGCAGATGAGTATGTTCCCCGACATCGTTCCAGAAGCAAAGCCGACGCGGGTAATTGAAATCGCCATCAAAGAGAATGGATCAACCGCCTATGTGCGCCTTGACCTGAAAAAGACGAGGGCGATCAGAGATACGCTTGCGCTGCACGAAGGCGCAGAAATGACCGCGAGGATCCTTGACGCGAACGGCAAGGTGGTGGAGAGCAATCTCGATCCGCGCCAGGTGGTCAATCCTACGTTCGGCGGTAATGCGCTGTTCCAGGTGGCGGACACCACGAACACACCAGAGTTCAAGAGGTGGTTTGGGGATAGTAAAGTGGTGGACGAGAACGGCAAGCCGTTGCGGGTATATCACGGCGGTCAACGGATTGACAGGATTGCCAAAAGGGGCAAGTTTGACAAAAATCGCGCAACGTCGGGTCCGATGGCTTTCTTTACAGACAGTCCAGAAATTGCGAGTGGATATGCCTCGGGAAAACAAGACACCTCTCTTTATAATACCGATGTAAATTTTGAGAATATGTTTACATTCAAGCTGCCAGGCGAGAGGGGCAAACACAATCTGCGGACTTTGTGGTATGCGCTTGATTCAGAAATACAGAATAAATTGCGAGAAAATTTACCAAAAATAGAACACGAAACAACCCGCCTTGAAAATATTATTTATGACGATAG